AATATAATTACATAGATACGAATGCTTCCATAGTAGGTACTGGTTCGCCAGCTGCTTTTACTGTATCTTTCTGGTATAAGAGTCCTACAGATTTAGCATCTTATTCTGACACTTTAACTACAGCTATAGGATTTAATGGAAGTAGTGAAGGAGGTATTAGTCTTATTAATACTAACTGGCTTGTTTTATGTCAAGGCAGTGTGTATAGATATTTCAATTCTGCTCCTAATACAGATGGTTTGTGGCATCATATGTTGGTGTATGTTGACCCTGCTAACGCTTCTAATATAAGAATGTGGATAGATGGTAGTGAAGAAAGTGCAGGTTCTACAGCAACTGGTGGCACTACTAATTGGAGTGGTCACGTTCACTTCGGTTGGGGAGATTATGGGGCAATGCCTGTTTCTTTATCTGACATAAGATTTTATAATGCTGCAAACACACCTACAGGTTCAGTAGCACTTCTTGCTTCACACAATCCCGCTACTAGTGTGAGTGGTGCATATGCTGACCCTACTAACACATTGAATGCATATGCTTGGTTTAAACTTGATGATAATCTTGGACTATTAAGTGTCGCAGATAGTATAGGAACATATACTAGTGCTGCTTTAGGTAAAGTTGGTAGTGGTCCAAATGCAAGAAGTGGTGTTTCACGCATAATGCCTTCTGGAACTACAACTAACTGGGATTTCAACGAAGGTGTGGGAGACAGAATACTACATAATTTCTATTCAAGTGGTTCACAAGATATTATGGTCGGTGCTAGTGGTACTGCCAATGGTGACGGTACATACTATCCGGGTGGACTTATAACAAAAGGACGAGTGAGGTTTGACTAATGGCAGGTATAATAGTTTCAGGTGGAGTGTATTCAGGCAGTGGTGATGTAACTGCGCAATATTTTAAAACTACTGGTTCAGGATGGGAGGTTGCCCTTCCAGATGGTACATTAGAATTGTACGGGGAATCTGGTAGTTGGACTATGATAAATAACTGGAGTGGTGACTCACAATCTTGGAATCATAACGAAGGTACAGTCAAAATAACTCAACCTAACTCTACTATACTTTATGCAATAGGGGTTAACCCTACTAAAGGGCATCTCTATAATCTTGAAATTAATCAAGGTGTAGATGGAAGAGGTGTAGATGGAGTGCAATTATCTTCAGCTGTTGCTGGTGGTACATATCTTAGAATTAAAAATAACTTAACAGTAATTTCTGGAACTACCAAGATGACTACTACTCAAGGTAACAATGGTTATTTATTAGAAGTATCAGGACATTGTTTAGTTCAACAAAGTGGAGCTGCTGTGTTTGGTGATGCTAGTTTTATGAACGGTGGTTACAATCAAACTGCTTATGGTCTTGTAAAGGTTGGCAGTTTACGAATAGACAATAATGGATATTTTTCAGCTAGTAGTGGCACTACAACTATTAATGGTGCACCTGTTGGCGGGTTTAGTATGTATGCACCTGACGGAGGATTCTATCACAGTAGTGGAACTGTTGATGTAAGAGGAGCTAATTGGGGAACAGACGCAGTTCACTTTAGAAGTAAAAGTCCCTTGTATAATTATGAACAAACCTTAGCTGCTTCTAATCATCGTGTTAATTGGAGAGGAGATGGTTCGTCTCCATATCAATTTACTATTGCAAATAATTTAACAATAAAAGAAGGTTCATTTAGACCCCACGCTCCTACTAACACTATAGTAGTTTCAGGTAATGTAGATGTAGAATCTGGTGGAAATTATGGATATCCATCAGGCGACTTTGAAGCTGCTGCTACTTTTGGTTCATTACATTTAGATTCAGGGAATGCATATTTGACTACTGGTACTACTACTATCAATAACCAAGATAGTGGTGGTTACAAATTTAGAGCAGAAGGTAATCCAACTATTGCACATAATAGTGGCACTGTTGTTTTAGACGCTTCAACTAATGGTGGTATGTATAAAAATACAGGAAGTAACGGTAAGTTCTTATATAATTTAATTGTTAAAAATACTACTACTAATCAAAGAGCAATCCAAAATGTTTATGGTGTATCTGTCGCTAATAACTTAACTGTAAGTGGTGCAGGAAGTGATGAGGCATCTTGGGACGTTGGATTTTATAATGCAGGAGATGGTGGATATACTGTATCTGGAGTGACTACTGTAATTAATGGCGCTAAATTAGGTAGAAGTGTTAGTTCTGACAGTACCTTTGGTAAACTTACAATAGGAGCAAAGGGATGGTATGATGCCCCTACTGGTAGTTTTACCCTTACAGATGATTTTACTATTGCAAGTGATGATACTACATTTACACATAATAGTGGTACCTGTGTTATTGCAGGTGCTGTAGAATTATTACCTGCTGATTATGATTCTTCTGAAACTGCACGACACGTGTTTTGGGATATATCCCAGACTGGACCCGGAACCTTTTACATTGAGAGACCTACTGTTTTAGAAAGAAACTTTACTAAATCTGGTGGAGACATAGCACATTATGCTAAATTAACTTGTGGAACGGATACGTCTGCAAGTACGATAACTGTCAACTCAGGTTATTGGAAACCGTATGCTTATTATGGAGACTTTTACTTATATGCAAAGAATGAAGCATTTCCTGTAACCGTAACTGGTTCTGTTAGTGACCCTATATATTGGGCTAACATAGACAATGTAGCTCGTGGAACAAAGAATCATATAAAATGGATACGATACACAAAGGACACTACAACCGGTGGTAACAATGTTAGACTTGTATTAGACGGTGCTTCTGAATTCCAAGCAATGACTATTAGTGCAACCGATAACGTAGATGTTTCTGATGATATGATAACCTTTAATGGTGCTATGACAACGGCTGCAGATGGAATTATAGTTAGTGGAGCTTTAGTAAATATGAAAGGAGCTGGCAACTGGTCTGAGACTGGATATCAACAACACATAGGAAGAACTACAGCTGCATTAATGTGGAACTCTACAGGGTATTATAGTCCAAATGGCGGTTATTTGAATGGTGGTTGGAAGGACGTATTCTGGAATGCAGATGCTCGTATTAATCAAGATGGAGTTTTCCGTAACAGTAATTTAATAGTTGGTAAACAATTTAGTGCAAGTAATAGACCAATAGGTTCTACATCTGAATCACAGATGTTAAAGTCTATAAGGGTTTTGAATGGAGGAACTGTATCTAGCAGTACTAACTTATTTAAAATACAAAACACTGGTACTTTCAATACACGTGGTGGATTCTTTGCAAGTTCTTCTGCTTTCTATGGTGATAACGACCACTACATTCAGTCGGACGCTGCTGTGGCTATAAGTAGTAATCAAGCTACTTATGAGGGTTGGTTTAAGGCAACAGATAATGGTTATTTATTTACACATTACGGAAGTAGTTACGGATTTTATTCTCGATTTGATGGTGGTAACTTAAATTTCTACTTTAAAGGACCAGACGCTGGTGTGTTTACTGATGTTGCAGGGCTTATGGATAGTAAGTGGCATCATATTGCAATTGTAGTTGATAATACAGATTATAAATTATACATAGATGGAGAGTTATTGCAACATAAAACTGCTGGTGCTTACGGTAATCCAAATACTACTTTTAGAGTTGGTGGAGTAACTAATTATTGGGATGGAGCTATAGCTAATGCTAGAATATTCCAAGATGCTAGAACAGGTGCAGAGATTAGAAGTAATATGTTTGCAGAAACCCCTACTGGGGATAATTTAGTTTTGAATTACGTATTTAATGAAGGATATGGCACAGTGATTAACGATAGTGCAAACAGTAATGATGGTAAAATATACGG